TGATAAAAATGCCAAGAACTGGAACAAACAAGTCAACAACTTCTTCCAATTTATGATGGATAATTTTGAAACTGAGTTGGTTATTATGGGTACTAAATTGGCGTTGAGCACTTACAAATTGCCATTGGATCCAGATGAGATCGCTTGTTTTGATGCCTTCCATGCTAAGTTTGGTAAGTACATTAGCCAAGCTACTGAAAAGAAGTAATTCAAAGTGTAAACTTGACACCTCCTACGGGAGGTGTTATACTATATACATAGTAAGAAATTAGGAGCCGTAATGTCACATCAAGACCCAATCATCGATAAAATTATTGTAGCCCGAGTAGGACTACTGCTACGTCACCCGTTTTTTGGTAATCTAGCTACTCGTTTAAAAATCCAAGAAGGTAGCGATTGGTTGCCGACAGCCGCAACAGATGGTCGTACTATCTATTTTAATCGTGAGTTTTTTACTCCACTTAGTATTAAACAAGTTGAGTTTGTAATTGCACACGAAATCTTACATAATGTGTTTGATCACATGTCACGTCGCGAAGGACGTAAGCCCGACATTTTTAATATTGCCGCTGACTATTGTGTCAACGGACAGATCGTACGTGACGGCATCGGTGATCACAATATTGAAGGTATTAAGATCTTCCATGATAAGAAATATTATGGTATGGGTGCGGAAGAAATCTACGACAAGATTTATGACGAAATGGACGAAGAACAATTAAAGGCCCTTGGCCAGTTGCTCGACGAACATATCGATTGGGGCGAAGATGGTAAGGATGGATCCGGTCGTCCAAAGTATTCTAAAGAAGAATTAAAACAAATTCGCGATGAGATGCGTGAAGCTACTGTACAGGCGGCACAAGCGGCGGGTGCAGGTAATGTACCTGCAAACATCCAACGCATGATTAAAGAGCTTACAGAACCTAAAATGAATTGGCGTGAAATTATCCGTCAACAAATCCAAAGCACTATCAAAGATGACTTTAGTTTTATGCGACCTAACCGTAAGGGCTGGCACATGGGTGCTATTCTTCCAGGTACTAACTTTAAAGAAACTATTGATATTTGTGTAGCAATCGACATGTCAGGTTCGATCGGCGATGATCAGGCTAAAGATTTCTTATCAGAAATCAAAGGCATTATGCAGGAATATCAAGACTTTAATATTAAAGTTTGGTGCTTTGATACTCGTGTATACAATGAAGCAGACTTCAATGGCTACTCAATAGACGAGTTCGATGAATACGAACCAATAGGCGGTGGCGGAACTGAATTCGATGCTAACTGGGAATACATGAAGGAAAATGATATTCACCCTAAAAAGTTTATCATGTTTACTGACGGGTATCCTTGGGGTAGCTGGGGTGACGAAAACTACTGCGATACAGTATTCATCATCCACGGTAATGATAAGATTGTTCCACCATGGGGCGAGTACGCTTATTACGAAGAAGCTAAGGTACCAGCGTAATGGCATTAAAAACAGGCAAGCCTAACCCGTTAAATTATTTTGATTTACGTAGGGTTGAGTTTGCCTGTCCGCATTTCAAATATACAACTATCGAAAAGTATACTCCCACATTGCTCAAATCTGTCGATGCATGGATACGCAAGAATTTAAATAATAGGTATTACGTGGGACAAGGCATAACATTAGACAATACAAACACCATTGTTTATAATACAGTAATTGGCTTTGAAAGTGAAAAAGAACTCAGTTTCTTCACGATTGCATGTCCACTTTTACAAACCAGATAATTATATTAGTACATATTAAGGAGATACTATGTCAGAAGAACAAAAACAACCGGCGGCTGAACAAGCAACAGCACCAGAAGCACCTGCTAACGATTTATCTATTAATGATTTACAAGCAATGAAAGTCATCATTGATATCGCTAGTTCACGCGGCGCATTTAAGCCAAATGAAATGGTAGCAGTCGGACAAACATATACTAAACTAGAATCATTTTTAGAACAAGTAGCTAAACAAGCTGAAGCACAGAAAGCTGCCACGGCTGGAGCATAATATGGCTGAGCTTAAACACGTCGGTAGAATTATTTCTACCAAACAGAGATGCTTAGTAGCATATCGCACTCTACCAGGTGATTCACACTATTGCTTAGTTATTCCAACAGATAGCTTATCCGATGCATATCATAATTCAATTATCAATTTAGTTGAGAGTCAAGCGGCCCAAGATTCGTACGAATTTGCCGAAGTATTGATGCGTAATTATTTCTCAGATGGTAATAACATGTTGAAATGGTTACATGTAAATGGATTGTTATTGAAGATGGGAACTAGCTCGATTGAGATGGTGCCTACTACTAGTGTAACTATACCGCTTAGTGAACTTAATCAAATCATCGCAGAACAACGTGGTGTGTCAGTTGACGATTTAGCCATTCCACCAAATAACGATGAAACTAAAGTAATCGAAGCTAAGAAAGAAGCGACTAAAGAAACAACTGCGGTTACTGCTACTGTAGAACCAGTAAAAGCCGTCGACTTAAATGATCCAGAAGCTACAGCAAAACATTATCGTAGCCAAGCGGATAAATTAGCTAAAGAAGCCGCTCAGTTTCGAAGAATGGCCGAGGAGTTGGTTCCGACCAAAAAAGTTAAGTGACGAAACCGGGAAGATCTCTTCCCAAGGAAGTCATTGAACATTGGCCAGAAATATTCGGTGAGGTAAAACTCAATGTGATGCCTCTTAGGTATCTCCATACCGTGCTGGTCAATTTCAAGGACGGAAAAACTTGGGAAATAAAAATAACAGCTAAAACCAAAAAGGAAGGTTGGCCAGCCTTTGAACGTAATCTAATGGAGCTAGTTAAAAACTACGAAGAGACTATCGAAAATGTAGACTTTAAATTAGACACTCCAAAAGTTAAAAAAGATATTGAAGCAAGCACCCATAAATTCCTTAAAAATAAGAAGTTATAAATAATGAATGTTCGACTACTCAGCTACTCACAACCTACACAGGAATTCGCAGATATCGGTATCCAAGATGCACAGGAACTCATTGCGTATTGCGCCCGTGTGTCCAACCCAAGCAACCAACTTAACACCGAAACATCAGCAAAACTCATCCAATACCTCATCAAACACCAGCACTGGAGCCCACTCGAAATGGTCTCTGCCTGTATTGAAATTACCACAACAAGAGATATTGCACGACAGATCCTTAGACATCGTAGTTTCAGCTTCCAAGAATTCAGTCAGCGATATGCTGACCCTACTAAAGACTTGTCGTTTGTACTGCGAGAAGCACGACTCCAAGATACAAAAAATAGACAGAACAGTATTTCCACAGGCGATACAGAATTACAAGCATGGTGGGATGCCAAACAAAAGTTCATCATTGAACATAGTCGTTTAGTATATCAAGAAGCGATTGAACGAGGTATTGCTAAAGAACAAGCTCGTGCAGTATTGCCAGAAGGTCTTACAGAAAGCCGGTTATATATGAATGGTACATTACGTAGCTGGATTCACTTTATTGAATTACGTAGTGCTAATGGTACCCAACTTGAGCATCAAGAAGTTGCTATTGCTTGTGCTCAGGTAATAGCTGAGATCTTTCCAATGACCACTGATCTTCTAGCCAAGTAAAATCATTTATTTTAGCAAGTGCCTCCTTATCGGAGGCATTTTTTTCACCGTATTGCTTGCCTTGAATTGCGCCCATATATGCGTGGCCGCCATAAGGTGCATCTTGATTCAGCTGGCACCAAAAATGTAATCTAGCTAAAGACTCTTCATTGTTAATTACTGCTAGTTTACAACACTCTCTAAAGGCACTACGCCATGTGCTAAATGGATCTGTATTAAATGCAGTAATGTTACTGATCTCCGGCATTGCTTTGAATTTACTACTGATGTTCATAGTCATATCAGTAGTGCTAGTATCCATGTTTATAGTTAATTGTTTTGGCAATAATTTGACTCCACCGTATCCGTAAGATAGATTATTAATAGGATTAATACTTCTCCATACATGAACTACATCTAATTCTGATTCAGCTACCTTATAATCAAAATTAAATGAATTTAATATAACTGCATCAGCATCAACTACCCAAAACATTCTAGTGAATGATTTTTTGGCGGCAACGATATGTGCTTGATGTATGCCTTTAATACCATGAACACGTTTAGCTAACGGAAAACGTTCTTTTAGGTTATTAAAATTATCATCGGCATCAGCCTCGTTATAACTTATAAAGATTATATCAAACACGTTTACGAATTATCCTTGGAGTATTTTGATAAACAAGTTTGAAGAACTTACTACCCGCACCGTCGAGATTGGCTATTTCTAATCCGCATTTATCTTTAAGTTCTTTTCCTAAAAAATTTATATATTTGGTCGTATCTTCATTCTCTGCTTGTTCGTGAGTTGAATTCCAATATTCAGTTAACCAATCAAAATCTCTCACTTGACTGTAATCCCAATCAGTACACATGGTTTTATAACAGCCTTCTCTTGCTCCCATGATGCTCCAAATACCGTTTTCTACATCTGTTCCAACACTAGACCATATGAGTAATCTATGATAATTTTGCCACCATATTGATTTAAGGTCTTTTATCTTTGCACCTTGATCTAATGACATCTTCACTCCTTCACGGAAGCCTGCTCTCCATGCTTGGAATGCAGTTGCATTAGTAAAGCTCTCTGAATAGTTTTCATTAAATTGATAATATCGATCATCAAAACAAAACTCAACTTTACCTTTTAAATCTGTAGGATCTGAATTTTCATGAGTTTTCATTTCGTTGACAAATTTACGTGTCCATAATTTAAGGCCACCATTGCCATACATAAGTCCGTTAACATGTACCTTACCGCACCAACTAAAGACATTTTCGCTAGTTAGTCCGAGTGCGGATAAATCAATTTCTACTTCTAAAAATTTAGGATTAATAATATTATCGGCATCTACAGTAACAAAATATTCTGTGTCACTTAATGCCGCGCAGGCTTTGTGTGCGGCATCGCTACCCTTAACTCCATGCACACGTTTAGCCCAAGGCACTTTGTTGCATAAATCTGCATAGTTCTTTTCAGCGTTTGGTTCGTCGTAGCTAAGAAATATAATATCTTGTTCTATAATTTTAATCATTTATTTTTAATCCGTAACTTTGAAATACTATTTTACTAGCTATTGAAATCTTAGTAATATCGTGTTCGATACGACTTTCAAA